GTTCCTCTATTTTCTTGTAATTGACTAAATCCTCTTGAATCTATTGTATTAATGTTAAAATTGACATTAACACTTTTACCACCTGAACCTCTAGCATTTTGTGTAATCTGTCCTGTTGAGTTAGGTACAAACATTTCTGGCCCATTCTCACCCACTATAATAGGTTGTCCTTTAGATACTGCTCCACCTTGAGCAAAACCACCCATACCACCTGTAAAGAAACTTAATACTGCTTGTCTTTTCATTTCTGTTGTATTTTTTCTCATTAAGTTATTTTGTTTTTCTAACTCATCTGTCTTTTTTTTATTTAATGCTATATCTATTACCATTCTTGCAGTCATCTCTATAAGATGTGCTAATATATTAACCATTATTTGTTGTGCCATCATTTTAAATGTTTCCATTAAATCTTTTCCTAACACTATTGATTCTGCTAAAGATTTAGACATTTTAGTTATACCAGCATTAATGCTTCTAGCAATAGTTCCACCTATATCATTAAATTTTTTCTTCATAGTTTCTAAAGCATTAGCATTAACATCAACAAATGATTCTTTAAGAACTCTAACTTGAAATAATACTTTGTCCATAAAAGTAGATTCAGGAATAGCTTTTTTAATATCCATTCCCTCATGTATTTTACTACCAGGTACATCAGGAAATTTTCTTTCACTTTCTAACAAACCTATCTCTCTTAATTTTTTAACTATCTTATCTAATTGTGAAAGTAGAAGTGCTGCACCACCTATAATAAGATTTCTTTTTGTTGCTAAATTAAATTTTCTCATAGCCATTGTAGCAATACCTATTGCAGTTGCTAAATTATAAAAGAAAGTGACTAACTTAAATGCTATTAATATTTTTACAGAAGCTACTATTAAATTTAAATTTTCTTTCATAAATTTTAATACTTCTACTGTTCCTCTTACTGCAGTTGCTAAACCTTGTCCTATAGTTCTAGCAAACTCATTAAAAGTTTCTTGATTTGTTTTTATAAAATTATCTAATGCTTGAAATTGTATTTTAAGTTCTTCAAAAAAACCAGCATCTAATATAGATCGTTTAAGATTGAAAAATGAATCTCCAATCATAGACATAGTACCTTCAAAAGTTTTTGCTAACTCATCAGTAGCCTTTCCATATTTACCACCTTTACCAAATATTTTTTGAAAAGCATCTGCAGTTTCTTCTACTGTAACTGTTGCACCAGCTTTAAAACCTAACATAGCTTTAACACCACGATCTCTAAATAGGTCTGCTGCACTTATACCAGCACTCATTGATCTTTGAATTTGTTCTGCAGTAGTTCTAAAATCTAATCCTGTTACAGCGGCAACATTCCCTGTAATCTCCATAAGGTTTGCAAGTTCTTTAGCATCTTTAGAAACAACTGATAATACTCCTGAACCAGCTTGTATTTCTTCTAGAGAAAAAGGAACTTTAGAAGCAAATTTTGCCATTTCATCAAAAGCTTTATTTCCCTCTTTAGCAGTTCCAAATAAGAATTTTAATCTAACTTGTAATCCCTCTATTTGTTTTCCTGTATTAACTAATGATCTAACTGCCAATCCAGCACCTAAACCTATAAAAGCATTTTGTAAATTAAAGACTGCACTTTTAACTTTAGATAAATTACCTTGAACACTATTTAAAGCTTGTTTTGATTTATCTCGTGCTACTACATCTATATTAAGTCTTTGATTTGCCATTATTTAAAATTCCTTGCTTCTGCTAATGCTTGCTTTGTTTTATACCCATCTTGTTCTTTTTTCAAGTATGCTAACCAAAGATTATAATGACTAACAGGCATATCTAAAACTTCTTGAATTGTTATGTGTAATCTATCTGCTACTACTAAAAGCGACCTTATTTCAGTGTCGCTATCTACTTTTTTTCGGCATCATCATAGTTAGTATCTAAAAGGATTTGATTTGCTATTGTAGATATAACATTTGAATCAGCTTTCTTTCTTAATGCAAATTTGTCTTCTGGGCTAAATGCTTTAATCATTTCTCCCTTATCATCTTTAACTTGCAATTTCATTATAAGTAAATCAACAAGAATAGTTAAGTCTTGAAAGTTATTAGATTTTTTAAATATAATGTTTTTTTCTTCAAGAGTTAAAGGTTCTGAATAAAAGATACTAGCATTATCATGCTCATCTTTCCATTCAGGAACTTCAATAGTAATAGTTTTAAGAGTTTCAAAATGAGATTTAACTCTATCTATAACTGACATAAATTAATATTATACAGTTCCTATTGTAAGTGCACCTGTACCTTGAAAAGTAACAGTTCTTGAAATAATTGCGTCCATTGAGTTATTAACTGACATTCCTGTAACAATTCCTGTTCCTGAAAAACTTCTGTCACCACTTGCATTACCCTCTGGGAGTAATATAAATGAGATTGAAGCACCAGCAACTAAAGTTGTTTGAGGTGTATCTGTTTCGTCAAAGTGCATTTCTAAAGTACCAGAGAATGATGTTCTACCAGCAACAAATGATTTAGTTGCATCTGTTAAAGCTGTATCCTCTACTACATCTCCTGTTGTTTCAAGTGTGAAGCTAGTAAGTTCCCCTACTGCTGTTCCACCAGCTGTTACAACTCCTTCTTTTCCGTGATGTGTTGCCATTTCTTATCCTTTTTACTTTTAGATTGTTGTTGTTCTTTTTCTTGCTTATAGCCTAAACTTGTAAAATGTTCAAGATTAGATTCATTAATAGTTATCTCTGAATTATCTTTATATAATTTAATGTCTTTAGCCATAATGCTCTTTTATTAGTTTTCTTCTTCTTCGTCAAGTTCATTGAACTCATCAAGTTCAGGAAATTGCTCTATATCTTCATTAGTTTCATCTTCTTTAAAATTGTCTATTTTCTTTCTAGCGTCCATACACAATAAAGATATTTCATCTACTAATTTTTCTATATCATCTAATTTGCTTTCTACTTGATCTATTACTTTATTTGCTTTAGCCATTATGGTGTTCCTGATTGATATTCATACATACATCTAATTGTCATTCTTATTCCACCGACAGGAAATAAACTACCCTCATCAGTTTCTACTTGAACAACCTCTGAATCAAGTGCATTGCCATTTCTAGTAATATCTGTTTCTATTGCAGTTTCAATAGCAGTTATTAATTCATTTCTTTTNGTATCTATATTANNNTCTGNACCNTTNACAAAACCTAATATTAAAAAATCAATAGTTCCATGTCTAGTTTTAGCACCACTTCCTAATTCANNATCATCTCTATTTTCTTCTGATGTTTGAACTATTACTGCTGGATATTGTTTATCTGATAATTCATCTAATAAAAAAGGTTGTCTAGTAGCTTTTATAATATCTGGGCTAGATATAGCAGATATAACTGATAATAAATTAGACGCTATATTTTCTCTTACACTCATATTCTAAACTTTCTTAATTCTTTTTCTACAAATCTATTGAACTGCTTACTTATAATCTTTTCTGTTCTCAAATTAAAGCCAAAAAATTCTCTTTTAGGGTTATTTAAAACTTGATTAAATAATGCTCTTTGTAGCATTTGAGAGTTTGTAAAATTTATTGAAACTTTGTGCTTTCCTGTTTTCTTTACAGAACCAGAGGGTGTTAATGCTCCTAACATACGACCACTATAAAATAAATCTACTCTAGTTGATTTACCCTCTTTGTTTAATTTTTTTAAGTAGCCTTGAGAATAAGGAGCAAATGGTCTATCGTTAAAATCTATTCCTTTTTGTGTTTTAGTTCTTATAATATCTACTAATTGAAAACCAGCTTGCTTAACACCTTTATCAATTATTCTAGGTAATATGGATTGTAATTTTTTAAACTTTCTTGCTACTTGTTTATTATTAGACCTTATTTTAACATCTACTGCCATTACCTAGTCAATCTTCTAAATCCATGTAATGGTTCTCTTTCATTAGAGATAATAGTTCCATCTGCATCTACATCATATTCTACACCATCTTCTAATATCATTCTCCACTCAATATTATATTGGCTCATGTAATATTCTTGCATTCTTTCAAATCTATCTTTTTCTGTTTCTGGTCTAAATTTAGTTAATGCTGGTAAATAAAATCTTC